AGATACGATACAAGAGATAGGTGGAGATATTATATTCTTAGGACCTGATGGACTTCGTTTATTTTCAGCCACTGAGAAGATAGGTGACTTTAACCTTGCAACTGTATCAAAAACAATACAGGCTGAAGTATTAGATTTAGTAAATAGTAGTCCTAACGGTTTTAGTAGTACAATTATTCGTGAGAAAAGTCAATATAGAATATTTGGATACAATTCAGGATTCACGAATGATGCAGCTAAAGGAATTGCTGCAACCCAATTAGAAGATGGAATAGCTTTTAATGACTTACGTGGTTTTAATGCTTTTGTAACATTTAGTGAATATGTTGGTCGTACTGAATTTATATACTTTGGTGCTACTGATGGGTATATATACAGAATGGAACAGGGAAATACTTTAGATGGAACAAACATACCTGCAACATTTGCTACACCCTTTATACCTATAGGAGACCCAAAGGTTCGTAAGACAATATATAGAGGTACAACGTATTTAGATGTTAACGGTCAGTTTGGACTTAAAAAATCACTTAAATTTGATTTTGACCAAATAAACTCCATTCAACCTAATGTAATAGAGTTTTCAAGTGATGCTTCAGGTAACTTTACATATGGTTCAGGAACTTTTGGAACATCTACATTTGGTGGTAAACAACAAACGTATTATGAAGTGCAGACAATAGGTTCAGGTTTTTCTGCATCACTTATATACGAAACTAACGAAGAAAATGTAAGTACTACATTTACCATAGACGCTGCTACCCTGCAGTATATTACTAACGCTAGGAGATAAAAAAATGGGAACAGGATATACTCGTAACGATGCATCAAACAATATAGCTGATGGTAACGTTATTAACGCTTCAGACCTTGATGGCGAGTTTGACGCAGTTCAATCTGCCTTTAATGGCTCATCAGGACACTCACATGATGGTACAACAGGCGAAGGACCACTAATTGCCGCAGGAGGTATAGCAAGTAATGCTGTGACAACTGCAAAAATATTAGATGCCAACGTCACTACAGCTAAAATAGCAGATGCTAACATTACTGTTGCGAAGATGGCTGCTAACTCTATAAATAGTGACCAATATGTAGATGGTTCTATTGATAGGGCACACTTAGCCGCTGACATTGTTGATGGTACAAAGATAGCTGATGACTCGATTAATTCAGAACACTACGTAGATGCTTCTATTGATACTGCTCATATTGCAGATGCACAGGTTACGTTAGCGAAGATAGCAGACCAAGGTGCAAATTCAGTATTAGTTAGAGATGCTAATAGTTCAGGTGTTGTTTCTGCAAAAGCAGTTGGAGACACACAATTACTTATAGGTGATGGAACAGGTTTTACAGTGGCGGCATTATCAGGCGATGTAACAATGGCAAATACTGGAGCAGTTACAATTGGTGCTCAAAAAGTAGTAAACTCTATGTTAGCAGACGATGCGGTAGGAGCAGATGAATTAGCTGCTAATGCTGTGGTAACTGCTTCTATCGTAGATGCAAATGTAACTACTGCCAAAATAGCAGATGCAAATGTTACAACTGCAAAAATAGCAGGTGATGCTATCACAGGAGCTAAGATTGCAGATGATGCAGTTGCTTCCGAACATATAGCCGATAATGCTGTGGCTTTAACAACACAGACAACAGGTAACTATGTAGCAACAATTACTGCAGGAACAGGTATATCAGGCTCATCGTCTAGTGAAGGTGGTACACCTACGATTGCTCTTGCAGCAGCAGGTGCAGGTGCAGCTACTTATGGCTCAACAGATGATGGAACAAAGATAGATACAATCACCTTAAATGCTTATGGACAAGTTACAGCAGTAGCTACTGGTGCTACGATGGATACGTGGATTCTCGAAGATGGTGATGGTACAGAAGTTGCAATTACAAATGATAAGGAAGTAAAGTTTGTTGAAGGTGGTGGTATTGACATTAACTGGACTGATGTAGATAATGGTACTGATGCTGACCCTTACGACCTAACATTTACAATAAACACGGATGTTGTTGCAGGTGATGGATTAACAGGTGGTGGTACATTAAGTGCATCAAGAACACTTGCTGTAGGTGCAGGAACAGGTATTGATGTTGCGGCTGACGCTATCTCTGTCGATGTGTCAGATTTTATGACTAATGGTAGTAATAATAGAATTGTAACAGCAACAGGTGCAGATGCTATGAATGCAGAAGCTAATTTGACTTATGATGGTACATCTTTAGATGTTACTGGTACAGTGTATGCAAGTGGTAATATAGGTTTAGATTCAACAGACTTCATTTCATTTACAGGTAATACTCGTATGGATATTACTATAAACAACAGTAATGAATTTAGGTTTGAGGCTGATGGTGATTTTCATGCAGATGGTGATGTTATTGCTTTCTCTACTACTATATCAGATGAAAGGCTTAAAACAGATATCGAGAAGATAGAAAATGCTACTGATAAGGTAAGTCAACTTAATGGTTATACATTTACATACAAAGCTGATGGTAAGAAATCAGCAGGTGTTATTGCACAAGAAGTAGAGAAAGTTTTACCAAGTGCAGTAAGTGAGAAAGAGTTACCATTAAAGATAGATGATGGTGTAGCATATAAGACAGTTCAGTATGACCAAATCATAGGTCTACTAGTCGAGTCAATAAAAGAACTTAAGCAAGAAATAAATGAATTAAAAGGAGAATAGTCGATGCCAATCCCGGGTTCTGGTCAAGTTAGTTTAAATGATATCGCAACTGAATTTGGTGGGGATGCTCCTCATGCTTTATCTGAATATCATGGTAAAGGTAATGCACCGAGTTCTGGTGAGATACAGATAGCAGCTGATTTTTATGGTGCTGATAATACTCCACCAGACCCACAAACACTTACTGGTGCAGGTACAACTAACATAACTATTGCAGATAATGTCTTAGCTATTGGTGTTCAAATTATTGGTGCTGGTGGTGGTGGTGCTGGTGGTGGAGGAATGTTTAACTTCGCTGGTGGTGGTGGTGGAGCAGGTGGTAACATTATTGCCTACCACAATGTTTCTGCTGGACAAACTGTAAGTGCAATTCGTGGTTCAGGTGGTGCTGGAGGTATGTTTGTGCCAAATCCAAATAGGTCTGGAGATGGTTCAAGTGGTCAAAATAGTTCTGTTACACTTGCTGGTACAACTATAGCAACTGGAAATGGTGGTGTTAGAGGTCGTGTTGACGGCTCAAATGCTGGTGGCTCAGGTGGTGGCACGAGTACTGGTGGAAGTGTTTACAATGTAACTGCAAACACTGGTAATTCTGGTCAAAATGGTTCTGCAACAATGAGTACTATGATAGGTGGTGATGGTGGTTCATCTCCAGTTTCAGCTGGTGGTGATGGAAGACAAAATAATACAGGACTAGCAGGTAGCAATGGTTCTGGTGGTGGTGGAGCTGGTTCCAACATGGGCATAAGAAATGGTGGTGCAGGTGGTGCAGGATATGTCAAAGTTACTTTCTACACTTCATCAAATCCCCCAGCAGACCTTAGTTTTTAGGTAAAAATGGTTGACATTCAACCTAATTAATGTTATAATTATATAAACTAGAGGAGTTTTATAGAAATGCCAACTTACGTTTTAGCAGAAGATAGAGAGAATCTATTGATTAATGATGCTGATTTTAGACAAGTTATGTATAATGATATGCAAGATTTTGCATCAAAAATACAAGAAATAATAAGTGGCAATGTTGTTACTATGTCACAAGAAGACCTTGATAATTTGTCTGACGAAATGAAACAAGAAATTGTCAGCCACAATGTAGCTTTTTTAGAAACTATGGTTGGTTACGATGTTTGGACAACTGAAGATATGACAACAGTTAATAATGCAATCACGGATGGCAAAGCTTATATTTCTTAATTTAATAAATTTCTTTAGTTACTTTAAAGTCATTAAGTACTAAGGAGAAAAACATAATGAATGATTTAAATAATACTGTTCCACTTAAATCATCTGCAAATCCTAATAATATTCAACAACAAAATTGGGAAGTGCAGATTCAAAAAGATGGTGAAACACCTTTTGTAGTCTTTGATAATTGGTATACACCTAATGAAGAAAAAAATATTTGGAAGGAATTAGACTGGTTTTCATCTCAAGATAATGTAGAAAGAGCAGAAAGTACTTACGTTGCACACGAGGCTGATGGTACACCAAAATCTAAAGCATCTCGTTTTCACATTCAAGAATTATTTACACTTAAAGGTATGCAAAAAAGTCACATATTTAATTATATGTACAAACAAAGAACACAACAATTTCATGATATGGTACGTCACATTAAACCTTATTGTAATAGTTTCTTTTCTACAAACTCCGATAGTTCGTTGATTTCGTATTACGAAGATAATGAATATTACGATTCTCACTGGGATGATTATGCATGGACTATGCTTATATGGTTTGTAAGAGAACCAAGATTATTTCATGGTGGCGATTTTGAATTTACTGATTCCGAACATCAGGTTAAATTAAAACACAATAGAGCATTGTTTTTCCCATCTATGTTTGAGCATAAAGTTACACCAGTTAAAATGCATACAGAACCAAAAGAGGTTGGCTATGGTAGATATACAATAACCCATTTTTATATTTCTATGCCACCCGGAAACATTAGAGCTTAAAAATGAAAGAGAATGCAATACATACATATTGGATTTTTAAAAATGCACTTACTAAAGAAACATGTCAGCAAATAATAGAATTAGGTAAAAATAAATGGACTAAAGGTAAAATTCAATATAGTGTGCAAAGTAATTTAAAATTACAGAAAAAAACAAGAAATTCAGATGTGGTTTGGTGCGATGATGATTGGCTTTATAAGATTTGTTGGGATTATCTTAATGCTGCAAATAAAAATGCAAATTGGAATTTTAAGATTAGTGCCTGTGAACCTATGCAAATAACTAGGTATAAAAAGAATGGACATTACGATTTTCATTTTGATGGTAATGGCTTTACTAAAATAAGTAAGCCAGAAGATGCCTTATTACATGAGACTGTAAGAAAATTATCAATGACGATTGTGCTTAATGAAAATTATGAAGGTGGTGAGTTTGAGTTTTTTGATAATAACACTAATTTAATCAAAGAAAAAATGGGAACTGTTATTGTTTTTCCTTCTTACATGGTACATAGAGTGAGACCTGTAACAAAGGGAACTAGGTATTCTCTAGTCTCTTGGTTTTGTGGAGAGCCTTTTGTTTAACCAAAATAACTATGTACTTGTAAAAAACTTTATATCGAAAGAATTGGCTAATTATTTATATGATTATACTTTATTAAAAAGCAAAGCCATAAAGACAATGATTTTACGAGGATTTTTACCTTATGATAATTTTCTAGGTAATTTTCATAACGTAGGAAGCGATGGACAAGCACAAGTACCTGATAGTTTTAGTATGTATGGCGATTTTGCAATGGAAACATTATTAAATAATAGTACTAAAAAAATGGAACAAATAACTGGTTTAAGTTTATGTCCAACTTCTTCCATGCAAAGAATTTATGAATATGGTCAAGAATTACCTAGACATAAAGATAGGGAAAGTTGTGAAGTATCAGCTACAGTATGTCTAGGTTATGATTATAGCAATGCACCTAATGGTTATGATTGGGGTTTGTATGTAGAGAAATCAGGTGAAGAAGGATTAGAAGGCGAACAAATATGTTTGAATCAAGGAGATGCTATTGTTTATCGTGGATATGATATTGAACACTGGAGAGAGCCATTCAAAGGGAATATACAATCGCAAGTTTTTTTATTCTATAACGACATAAATGGTAAATATTCTAAAAACAATAAATACGATAAAAGACCTCTTTTGGGTCTACCAGCACATTTTATTAGAAAGTCTCAGGAGGCTTAAATGAAACAACAAATGCAACCTGAACTTAAAGTACAGATGGAACTTGATGCACACGAAAAAGAATGTGCCATCCGATATCAAGCAGTTAATGAAAAACTATCTGCTCTAGACAAAAGAATGTGGCGAATAGAAGCTATGTCTATGGTGGGTACACTTGGGGTGGTAGCTTTAGTAGTCGCAATAGTAATGAAGTAAGGATAAAGTATGGCAATGTTTAAAGGCTTTAAGCCACAAGGATTACAAAAGATAGCTAACCGTATGGGTTATACAGGTAGCTTAGAAGGCTTTGACAGTTACTTACAACAAAATCCTGATAAACAAAACATGATGAATATGTACAATCAACGTGCTGTTCAAATGGCACAAGGGGGTGCAGTACGTAGGTTTGCTGAAGGTGGTGACAACGTAACTACTCAACCAATAATAGATGAACAAAAACAAGCTCCTACAACAACACTAGGAACAGGTGAAGGGCAGGTAAATGCCTATGGTGATGTTGCAACAACTACAACAGATAAAGATGGAAATGTAGTAGAAGGAACTAGACCTGCAAATGTTACAGATGTTACTGCGAAAATGGCACAGACAGGTGCAATACCTGAAGGTGCTGTCACAAAGGTTGAGACAATCCAAAAAGACCCAAGGCAAGATGTAGCTACAGGAACAGGAGAAGTTGGAACACAAACAGATGCAACGGTAAGTAAGGCAGACACTACAAAGGCAGACGATGCACAAAAAGTAACTGCTGAAACATACGATGCTACAAAATCTACAGACGAAGTTAAAACAGCTTTAGAGGCTAACTTACCTGCTCAAACAGACCCTGATGACCCAAGAGCTAAAGTAGTAGCTGCTCAACAAACAAAGTCTGCTGTATCTGATTTAGAGGCTGCACAAGGCAATGCCTATATAATGGAGAATCCTGTACAACGTGAGATACAGGATGGTGAATTAATTAGTGGTGTTGCAGACGCAGAAAAAGCATCTAAGTTTACGGAACAGATTCAAGCCGCCACAGCTACCCCATCAGAAAAAGCTACTGTACAAGGACAGTTAGCAAGTTTAACTGAAAACTTTGATGCAAATAATCCACCTGCGTGGGCAGCAGGAACTCTACGTGCTGTACAAGGTCAGTTGGCATCTAGGGGTTTAGGTGCATCTTCACTAGCAGGTCAAGCACTTATACAAGGTGCTTTAGAATCTGCCCTACCAATAGCACAAGCTGATGCAAATACACAGGCACAGTTTGAGACACAAAACTTATCCAACAGACAGCAAAGAGCTATGCTTGCTGCACAACAACGTGCAACATTTTTAGGTCAAGAGTTTGACCAAGCGTTTCAGGCTAGAGTTCAAAATTCATCTAGAATAGGTGATATAGCTAATATGAATTTTACTGCTGAACAAAACATAGCTATGGAAAATTCTCGTGCTGTAAACACCATGAACTTACAAAACTTATCTAACAAGCAAGCTATGGTTATGGCTGAAGCTGCCGCATTGTCACAACTAGACATGGCTAACTTAAGTAACAATCAACAGGCTGCCGTACAGAATGCACAAAACTTCTTACAGCAGGAAATGGCTAACTTAAGTAATGAACAACAGACAGCCATGTTTAATGCACAGGCAATTAACCAATCTATTTTAACAGACCAAGCTGCTGACAATGCATCTAAACAATTCAATGCCACATCTGAAAATCAAACTAAACAATTTATGGCAAACCTATCTAACAACGTATCTCAATTTAATGCAACACAGGCGAATGCACAGGCACAATTTAATGCAGGTGAAGAGAATACCATAGAACGTTTTAATGCAGAAGTAAGAAATCAACGTGACCAATTTAATGCTACAAATCAATTAGCTATTGCTCAAAGTAATGCAGTATGGAGAAGAGAGATAGCTACAGCAGATACTGCCGCCATTAATCGTGCTAACGAACTAAATGCGAAAGCAGTCTTAGATGTGTCAAATACTGCATATAATAATATGTGGTCTTTTTATTCTGATACTGTTGAGTGGGCATGGAAGAGTGCTGAAAGTGAGTTAGATAGAATTAATGCAATTGCCATTGCTGAAATTAGTAAAGAAGCACAGGAATATGCTTCTAATGCTACCAAATCTGCGGCAGGTAAGAAAGCATTAGGTAGTATTATAGGTAGTATATTCGGTGCTTTTGGAAAATAAGGAATAGTAAATGACACAAATGATAAATAATGCAGCTAAAGCAACATATCTTAAGTTTGATGCCCTAGCAAAAACTATGCAAGCATCAGGAAAGTCTACTACACCAAGTAAAGAAAGTAGTAGTGTTAAGGGTTTACTAAAAAGATTAAAGAAAAAAAATGACAAGAGTGAAGAAAAAGAACAAGAGCCTATAGAAATAGCATTAGATTATTTCATAGCTATAAGAAAACAAAGAAATATGTTAAAGCAGAAAGTATAATATCATGTATGAAAATAGAGAAGAACCTGTATTTGATTTACCTGTCCCGGGAATGGGGATGACACATGAAGTAGGTGCTAGACCTTGGCAACAACCTGCTCAATATACAAGTATGGATGATGTTGCACAATACTATATTTCTAAGATGCAGGATGATGCCTTTGCTGATAACGTATTAAATTTACTAGAAACAAAAATGCCTGTAACAATGATTGCTAATGCAATGCAGACAGTTAACATGATGAATGGTGTACACAGTCTTGACGTTGGTATGTTGTCAATGCCTATTATTATGGAAATGATAATGTTTATAGCCGAGAGTGATGGGATTGAATATGTGACAGGAATAGAAAGAGATATAGAGTCTGAACTACAAGATTCTACTATTCAGTTGGCTGTTGAAAATGTAACTAATGAGAATGATATGGGTTCTCAAGAAGAGATGATACAAGAAGAAGCACCTGTAGCTGAAGAGACAATGCCTACAGGTCTAATGGCTAGGAGAGCTTAATGTCAGACGAAGTAAAAAAGGAAGAAGAAGAGACTAGCACTTTTGGTGCTTTTGATAATAAATATGTTAGGGGTGGCATTGCCGCCGTTATCGCTGCATACGCTGCAAAACAAGACCCATACGTTCTAGAAGGCTTTTCAGAAAAGATAGATGAACTTGAGAAAGCAGATAGAGCAAGAAGAGATAAGTTTATTGAAACAGCAACAGCATCAGCTACAAAAGAGATAGCTAGAAATAAGTTAAAGAGATTAGAAAGAAGAGAAGCTGCCGAGCCTGAAATTAAAAGAGCAGTAGCACTTGATATGAATCCATATCTAGCAGGTCAGGCTTATCAGACAGGAGACCTTAAAACATTCTTAAAGCAAAAAGCAAAAAATCCAACTTTAGATTTAAATGGCTTGTATAAAGTAGAAAAACAGTATAGAGGTCAGATATCAGGATTTACAACAGAAGATGTGCTAGAGGCTTTATCAGGACCTACAGTTAAATTAACTAACTTAATGGATGGAGTAAAAGCACCTAAGAGTCAATCTTTCCTACGTAATTTTATTAGGGGTGGCGAAGAAGATACTTCAGCTATAGATGAAATAAATAAAAATATTGATTTACAACAACCTTCTAAAGACAGTACTACAAAAGCTGTAGACTTCTCACAAGTTGGATTATCTGATAGAGGTACTCAATTTTTACAGTCTGTAGGTAAAGAAAGAGGTCCTACTTATGGTCAGTCTAAAACAGAACTAGCTTCATACGTTGCCTCTACCATGGGTTTAAAAGGTCTTGGAGGCAAGAGTCCTGTAAGTATAGGTCCGGGTGAATTTATGTTTCAATCTGATAGTGTAGCAAATAATAAGATAGCTGATGACATAGTTGCTAAACTACTTGAAGAAGTAGAGTCTATGGTCAATAATGTAAAACATAGAGCCTACAATGACAGACGTTTAGCTCTAGACATCGTCAGACAAAAATATCAAAAATCTACACCTGATGGAATGAAAATAAATATTAATGCAGTAAACTTTAATGAAAAGAAAAAGATAATGCCAGATGATTGGACACCTACCACACCTACAAAAAAAGAAATAGATGAGGTAGAAAAGAATACTCAGGCATCAAATATAATTAAGGATTTCTTAAAAAGAAAACAAGATATAATTGATGATAGAGGTCTAACTACTACAGAAAGAAATGAAGCCAATGCAATGAATAAATTAAGGCATAGAAAACTAATTGAAAAATTAATGAAGTTAACTCCCCCAAAGGCAACACAAGCTGATTTAGACCAAATTAAATAGGATTGAGTTAAAAATGTTAAGCGAAGAACAGAAAAGAGATTATAATTTTCTAGATGCTAAAGATAAAGTAAAAGACAATTTAGTAAAAGATGTCGACTTTATTAATGACGCTACTGAGTTTTTAGAGAAACGTGAAAACTACAGCATCAGAGATTTAAACACCCCCCAAAAAGTATATGATGCCTATATGGAACATTTTCGTTATCAAAACGTTAATGAAATTACTGCTGTGCGTGACTTAGAATATGCACAAAATGCTAGTGCTGAAGAGAAAGAGCAGTTTGCTAGACTCATAGATTTATTTGAAACACAACAAGATGAAGGCTTCTTTGATGCTGCAGGAGATTATGTACAAGGAGTTCTGACAGCACCTTCTACGTACTTGGGTATGTTAACAGGTGGTGCAGGTAAATTAGCTACATCAGGTGGTGTTCAGCTTGCTAAGTTAGGTATGAGAAAACTATTAGCTAAAAGTTTAGCTACTAGTGCCTTAAAGGGTGGTGCTGTTGAAGGTGCAATAGGAACAGGTCAAGGTCTCGCACAAGAGATGGTTAAGGAAGAGACAGGCTATCAAGATGAAATTGATTACGGTAAAGTGGCAACAACAGGTGGTATATCAGCAGTAACAGGTGGAGCATTGTCAGGTGGTGCAGGTATATCACAAACAATAGGAGCATTAAACGCTGCTAAGAAATTAGAAGTGTCACAGCAAGCAGCTAAAACAGTGGCTAAAAATGCTAATAAAAAAGCAAAACAAACACTAGCTAAAAAGGGCAATGATAATAAATTAAAGTTTATAGAAGGGCAATTAAAAGCCTTAGACCCTGAAAAGGTTGCACTAGGAAAAGGCTTGACTGATGAGATAGCTGAAGCTAAACAGCTAGGAACATTAAGAGCAGGACTACCTACAGAAGTATTTGAAAATGTAGCCGCGGCAGCTTTGGAGATAACAGATAAAATAAAGTTTGCAAAAGGTGACAGAATCACTAGTGTGCTACAAAAAGCAATAACAGATGGTCAAATAAAAACTGACGATATGTTAAGGATAATGAATGAATACAATATTACTCCTGACCAATTCTCTTTAATATACAAAGCTGAATTATCAGAAGCAGGTAGAACATTAGGGGTGCAGGGCAACTTAGTTCAAGTATTAAAAGATTTAGAGAACAGTGGTGTTTCTAGTGTTAGTGGTCGTGAAGCAAAAGAGATAATGGAAAATGCTTCAAAGAAAGCTACACCATTTAAAGACTTAGATAGAGCTAGATTAGGTCTTATGACTTCACAACCTGCTACAACTATGCGTAACAATATAAACGCAGGTTGGAGAGTAGCAGTAGACACAACAGTTAGGGTCGCTGACAATATATTATATAATGTAGGTGTGGGTAGGCAAAAGGGTCAGCCACTAAGAAATATTCTTTTTGATGGTACACTTGACATGGCAAGATACATGTTGAATCCTAATGAAGCAAAAGTAACTAGACTACTACTAGAAAAAAGTATGCCTGATACTGCAAAGAAATTATTTAGAGATGCTGCTGATTTGGCTGCGACAACAGGTCAAGAATCTAGGCTTGCTAAAATAGGTACAGCAGTCAATGTATTAAACACTGCATCTGATAACTTTTTTAAGCAAGCAATGCTTACGACATCATTAAAAAGAAGATTAAAAGATGCACCTAATTTACAAGGCTTGCCTAATGACTTGGGTAAAATTATAGAGCAGGGTAAGTTTAATCTCATACCCCAAGATATAATAAATAAATCTATAAAAGATTCACTTGAGTTTGTGTATCAGTCATCTTTTGATGGTGCAAATAAAGGTTATTTAGCTAAAGGTACTAGAACTTTCTTAAAAGCACATAGGGATTTTCCATTCTTACTTTCTTCTTTTATGCCCTTCCCAAGATATATAGCTAACCAAATGCAATTTTTATATGACCATGCACCTGTTATTGGTATGATGGGATTAGAGAATATAGGTAAGAAAAAAGGTTGGGCTGCTGAGACACTTAAAATGTCAGGACAGGAACTTAGAGAAAAACTTGCTAAACAGTCAGCAGGTGTTGGTATGATGTATACTGCTTATAAGTGGAGAGAGCAACAGGGAGATTCAGCATATTGGCACGAATTTAAAGATGACCAAGGCAATTATGTAGATGGTAGAGCAGTCTATGGTCCTTTCGCACCTTTTATGTTAGCAGCAGATATATTATATAGATATAATAAAACGGATGTTGGTGGAAAAAGAGATATGTCCGAGATTGCTAATACAGACACAACATACTGGAGAGATGCATTACAAGCACTTTCAGGCTCACAGTTTAGAACAGGCTATGGTATGTATGCGATAGACAGGTTAGTTCAAGACGTTGTGAGTGAAGGTGATTTTATAGGCTCAAAGGGTGAAAAAATTGCAGGTGAGTTTGTGGGTAACATTGTAAACACATTTACCATACCATTATCGGCAGTAAAAGACATGTACGCAATATATGATAAAGATGCTAGATACGTTCCTGAGACTAGAACAGGAGAAGTTGATTTCTTTGACATAGTAGCCAATAGGGGTTTCCGTGCTCTACCTGACTTGGGTAAAAATACTATGGTTGGTAGAATGTTTGGAGATGATGAATATAAATCGCCTACAGTTAGTCCACTAAGAACAGGTGAAACTATGTCTGTTAATCCATTAGAAAAACAATTATTTGGTTTTACTAAAAGACCTGCTAAAAATTCTCTACAAGAAGAAATGGGCAAGTTAAATCTACAGTACTTTGATATGTATAGAAGAGATAATAGTGAAATGATTGACTTGTATACAAGAAGAAACTTAAGTAGAGAAGGAGATAAGGAACTTAATTTAAATGAGTTACTAGAAAAATTTATAAAAACTGATAAGTATAAAGCATTAAAAACACAACAAGAAAGAAGGTCTGCTTTAGTTAGCAAAGCACAAGATACTATATCAAAGGCTAAATCAAAAGCAAAGTCTGACTTAGAAGTTAGGGCAGATTATACAGGAGAATTAGGTGCTGTTAAGACGCAGAAATATCAAAGATTATCTGCTCAAGATAGAAAAACTTTAAATACAAAATATAGAAGAATGATGATGGAAGGTGAATTAGATTTTTACGATGGTAAAAAGTATGACCCTATAAAAAATATAGAGAGCTACTTAGATAGAAAGATTGTAGACGAAACAGGAACTGTTGTAACCTTATATGAATGGGCAATGCAAAATTCAACTGAACTGGATTTAAAATAATGGCAATACGTGGATTTGAATTAGGAACTGAAACAGATAGAATGTTCGCTGATGCTGAACAAAAACGTGCAGAACGTGAAGTAGGCAAGACAGAGTTCCAAGAAGTAGTAGATGCAAGTGGTATGAAACCAATGACTGCTGAAGAGTTTGCGTATGCAGGTGCATCAATGGCTCCAGTCACAGGCGATATCATTGCATATAAGGAAGCACCTGAAGACTTTGAACGTGCCTATGAACTTATGCGAAAAGGATACAAAGAAAAAGACCTAGTAAACCTTGGTTTAGGTGCTGCATTTACAGGTTTAGTAGCATTAGGATTGATTCCGGGCATTGGTTTTGTTTCTAGGATAGGTAAAAATGCTGCCAAAGATAAGATAAAAGACTTACTTGAAGAAGGTAACTTGGCAGAAGCTGCAGATATTATGGTTAAGTCAAGTAAAACATTTGAAGATAAGGCATTAGTAAATAAACAATCAGAGGCACAGCTTAAAAAGTTAGCAAAGGCTAGAATAGACCTGAAGAATTTAAGTTACAGAGAAAAGAAAAAAGCAATTAAAAGGTTAAACAGACCTGACAATATTACTGTGTATCATGGTTCTAAAGGTATGCAGGATAAGGTTGGTCCTTTGACAGGGGATGTTCAAAAAATAAAGAGTAAAAGCGATTTTATAGATGATGAAGATGATTACACTAGTATAATAGACAATAGACCTACTAGAAAAGATGATATAATAACGCAAGGGTTTAGACCTTATTCAGGGGATGGAGTATTTAGAGAAAATCCTTTAGGTAATCCCCTTAATCAAAAGAGGCAAGGCTCAAATTTAAAAATAGATAA